GCTGCAAATCCTCAACCTTATCGACTATACGCCGCTGGCTGACCAGATTCCTGAGTTCGGTCGCTTCCAGGGTATGCGCGTAGTGGTTGATGACAGCATGCCAGTTCTTCCGGCTGTAGAGGCTGACCCGGACGCTACGCCACCGGTTGCTGCCGCTCCGGCTCGTTACCTGTCCGTTATCTTTGGCCCCGGCGCGTTGGGTTATGCTGAAGAGCAGGATGAAAATGACATGGCTTATGAGCGTGAAGAAGCTCGTGGCAACGGTGGCGGCTCTGAAACCCTGTGGACTCGTCGCAACTTTGTCATTCATCCGCTGGGATACTCCTTCCTCAGCACCACAATTACCGGCACCCCAAGCACCACGCGCCCAATTTCAGCCAACTGGGCTGACCTGGCTCTGGCTACCAACTGGGAGCGCAAGTTTGACCGTAAGCAGGTGCCGCTGGCGTTCGTAACGTCTACCGTCGCAGCCTAATCAACCACGCCCCGGATAACCGGGGCCTCATGAGGAGGTCATCATGACCGTAGCAAAAGACAATTACATCGACCCAAACAGCAAAGCTCGCTGGGGATTTGGTTCTGATGGCAAGCAGGTAACAGTTGGACCGGAGACAGTCGGTGAGACCGGCGGCGTTGACCATGCCCGCAATGAACCGAAAGATGAAGGCGCTCATGGCAATGGCTCTGGCGTTCAACCAACAGCAGCTGACTTGGCAGAGTTGCAAAAGCGCAATGATGAGCTTCAGGCGCAACTTGATGCCGCCAACGCGAAGCTCGCTGAAGGTAGTAATCCACAAGCTGACCCATTGGATGGGCTGAGTGCTACAGACATCAAAACCAAACTTGATGAACTGGGCGTTGAGTATAAAGGCAATGCGTCACGTGAAACTCTGCTGGAGCAATTGAAAGCAGCTCAGGAACCGCAAGAATAATTTCTCGGGGCTTCGGCCCCATTTAGCCCGGGAGTGAACATGGCAACGTACATAACCGTCGCTGATGTGGATGAATTGCTCGGTGCGGACTGGGCGCCGGCAGAGAAAAAAGCAAAAGCGGTGATTCAGGCTAACGCTTACCTTACGGCGCTTAACCTGCAGGGCATCATTGATGCCACTCCTGACGATGTGAAGATGGCGGGCGCTTATCTTGCCTCAGCAGCAGCGGAAGGCACTCTCTACCGGCAGCAGACTGAGTCAGGAGCGCTAACCAGTAAAACGGTTGATGCTGATGGCGTACGGGTGACAAAGAGCTATGCCTCTTCTCAGTCAACCGGAAGCGCCTTGCTTCCAGCTGATGTGCAACTGGCGCTGGCATTGCTGCGTCCATGGCGCAGTAACCCAATGGCCTTCAGGGTGTATCGATAATGGGCATTCGAGATGAGCTACAGGCTGAACTGGCTGAGGCGTTTGATACCGATCTGGCGGATGCCGTCCACGACTTCACCGGGAGTTATACGGTGCAGGGTGAGTGGGACCCGGTAACGGAAACCGGCGGCGAGACAACAGTCAGCTACACAGGCCGCGGCGTTCTGTCTCGTTATGAGCTGGGGCGCATTGATGGTGTGAACATCCTCCATGGTGACCTCAGGCTGACCGCGCTGGCTAATGAGGTGACAAATATTCCTGGTGAAGGGCATGTAATCACGGCGCCCGACCTCGCGACAGGGAGCCCGCAAGTCTACCGCATCGTGACCCTGACGGCTGACCCTGCATCTGCCACCTACCGCATGCAGCTGAGGAGGAAGTGATGGCTAAAGGATGGGATAACGACCCGACCTTGTTTGCCGGGCTGATTGAGGAAGATGTCGGTAAAAAACTCCGCATCATCTCAATGGCGATGCTGACAGAGATTGTTCAGCGCTCGCCTGTCGGCAACCCTGACCTCTGGATGAGTCCGGCACCCAAAGGGTATCCAGGCGGCTCATTTCGAGCCTCTCACATCGTCAGCATCGGCTCACCGGACTATTCGGAGCCGCCCGCGCCGGACAAAGCTGGCACTAAGACTATCCAGCAGGGTTCAGCTGTCATTGCTCAGGGCAAGCCGTACTCGGTGATTTATATCCAGTCGAACCTCCCTTACAGCGAACGGCTGGAAAACGGACACTCGAAACAGGCGCCCACGGGTGTTTACGCTAACGCATTCCACGGTGTAACTCAGGCCTACAAATGACCCTCACAGAAATCAGAAACGCTGTCATCACGCGCATGACGGCGCAGACGGCTATTGCCTCTGAGGATGTGCGCTACCCCAACGATAAAACCTATGACCCGTCAGGCAAAGCTATCTGGGCGCGGCTGACCAATATCCCTGGTTTGGCAGCGGCGAATGAAATCGGCGCCGGGCCTGTTGTGCAGCGAACGGGGATTGTTGTTATCCAAATTTTTGTGCCAGCTGGTTCCGGCTCGCTACTCATCACGCAGACCGCCGACAAGCTTCGCGAGCTATTTGAGTTCCAGACTGACGTGCGGCTGGATTACTTCTCTGTATCAGCTGTAGATGCGGGTGAAACGGATGGCTGGGCGCAGATGAACATTCAAATACCTTACCGCGCCGTGTAGGGCGCACAATTCTGGAGAAACATTATGAGTTCAGGCGCTAAGGTCGTTACCGCGTATATTCGCGAAACCACGCCCGGCACGACGCCTTCCACAGGCACATGGAACCTACTGAAGCGCAGTAGCTTCGGTGTGGGCCCATCTCAAAACATGATCGACAACGACGAAATCGGTGGCTCCCGCATGGCGCAGGGACGCTCGACCGGTACTGTCGATGTCGGTGGTGATGTCGGAACAAAATTCCGCTGGGGCCAGCATGATGACTTTCTCGCATCATGCTTTGGCGCTGAGTGGGATGACGACACGCTCACAATGGGTAACGATCGCATTGCGTTCTCGGTCGCATCATACGCTGAGGATATTGGCGTCGCATCCATTGCCCGCGGCTGTCAGGTCGGCACTTTCCAACTGGCAATTCCAAATGACGGCCGGGGATATCACGGCCACAGTTACCTTTGCCGGTCTGGGCTTTGATTCAAAATCTGATGACACCAGTTACTTTTCTAACCCGGTCGATAATGCTGGCGAGCTGCGTTACACCTTTAAACAGGTTACCGCTATCTCCCTGAATGGCGTGTCCGGCGGGGAAGGCTTCTGCGTTGATACCTTCAACATCCAGTTCGATAACAACCTGCAGACGCAACGCTGTATCGGCAGCGGCAACCCGTTCGCCGGCGCCAACATCCCGACCACTTTTACCCCATCTGGCAGCATCACGCTATCCTGGTCGAAGGATGCCTATAACGCCTGGAGTAAAACACTGACCGGCGGCACGATGCCTTTCAGTTTCACGCTGGAAAATGACGAAGGGAAATACGTGTTTGATTTCCCGGCGGTGCAGGTAGATGGGGACTGGCCGGACGGTGGCAACACCGATATCGTGCAGGTTCAGCTGAATATCACTGCAGCAGATACGCCGCCGACCATCACGCGGTCAGAGGTCACACCTTCAACTGCCATCGCGGTAACCCCTGCAACATCAACTGGCGCGGTCGGCTCGACAGTAACCCTTACCGCAAACCTCACGCCGTCCGATGCTACGGATACAGTCCAGTGGGAGTCTTCTGACCCATCGGTAGCAACCGTTGCTTCAACCGGACAGAAAACAGCAGAGGTAACGCGCGTGGCAGAGGGTAGCGCAACCATAACGGCTAAAGTGCGCACATTCACCGCCACCACAGCCATCACGGTTAACGCAGCTCCTTAATTTTGATTGCCCGCCCGGTGAGGCGGGCCGCTCACAGGGATAAATATGCTCATTCTCAAAACACCAAAATTTGACGCCAACTCAGAACGCTGGATTGAACCCATGGAAGGCCTGAAGCTGAAAGTATGCGCCATCAGTAATCCGGCATTTCGCTCTCATAATGCGATGGTGCGGCGCCATATCAGCAAGCTGGACGACCGATTTAAGGTAGGTACGCCCGAATTCAATCCGGCTGAAATCGACGTTACGGACATCTCTGATGACCTGCTGATTGATTCTGTTGCCAAGCATCTCTTGCTGGACTGGGAAGGCGTTGGCGAAGAGGTTGATGGCAAGGAGCAGGCTGTCGATTACACCCCAGAGAAGGGCAAGGCGCTCATGCTCCAACACCCTGAACTGTACTGGGCTGTGCTGAGTACCGCTTCGGACATTGCGGAAGGCAAGGAAGAACAGAAGAAAGAAACGGTGGGAAAGTCCTCGAAGCCCAAAGCTGGCTGAGGCAGTTCGGCGGAGAGCAGGGTGAAAAGAACCGCTGGAGGCGCGAAAAACTAGGACTGCCGGCAATACCTGAGCCGGATGTTGATGGTGTATGCACAGAGATACTCAATGCCTACGCCGTCATCACCCGTGGCAGGAGGTATGCAGGCATGGCCGCTACGCCACTCCCGTTAAGCCTGGAAGACATCAGCGCCTATCTCAAGCAAAAGCCACTGCAAATCGACCTGGAAGAGTTCGAGGCAGCTATCTTTGCTCTGGATGATGCTGACAGGGCGGAGTGGGAGAGAAAGCAGGATAAGACGAAATGAATAAGATAACAAATACGAGCTTACCGGGATTAAGTGGCTGAGATGCTTGCAAAAAAAAGCGGCGAAGTATAACTCAGCCTCACCATGAGGCGCATTTTCTTTTAGTTCATCATTTTTGCAAAAAGTGCTATTTTTTCTTTTCCTCACCTACGAGTGGTTTTGTTAAACCTAGCGATATCATGGCTACATCCTGAAGTAGTAGTGGAGTAAAATGTCGTTAAAATACGTGAACGTGTTTGCGCATTATTTCAAACTTCGGCGAAAAAGCTGCGATCGTCGTTCTTTTTAGATTGCTCATTTATGTCTAAAGACATTAAACTTTGTTCCGATAACAGGAGTTATCAGGAATTCTTCTATGAAGTCTAGTTGAGGTTGTTATGAATCCGTTTAATGCCATCACTTTTGCCGCATTGTGTGGGCCTTTGGCTCAACCTGCAGCTATGGCTCAGGATTTTATTTCACAACCAACTCCGATCATGATGAGTAAATCTGAAGAGCAGCCATCTCTAGATGATTTTGCGAGAAGCCTTGAGTTGGGCAAAGAGGCGGTGAGCAAAGTTACCATTGCTGCTGACGATTACTATATCAGGCTCGTGGAGATGGATTTCGAGTCTGCTAAAGCCAGTGTTATTGAGAATGGTTTAGAAGCTACCGAGGCTTGTGAGATGCTCTTGCGTGCTTTTGAAGAGACCATCAAGAAGACTTTGAATAGCGACCTTCCTGATTTTATCATAACCGAGTTGCGCGGCTATTGGCGGCACATAGCTAAAGCTAGATCTTCAGCTGCAAGGCTGAATGCATTTTCAAAAAGCCTTTTGCAAGAAACCATTGAGTTCCGAAGCGAAACAGATCTTAATGCCATTAAAGAGCTTGCGTTGACCACTTCAGCCAAAATGAAAACTATTAACTTTCATTAAGTTGAGTATCTGTGGATCATATTGAGGTTTCAATCAATCCCGCAACGAAAGAAAGCTTCTTCAAAGAGGCTTTCCTGAGGTTTCCTCAGCTTGAAGCATCAATACTTCAAGACTTTAAGCGCTATAAAGGTACTGGTGAGCTACCTCATTACTTTGGAAGAGATGTGGCATATACCCAGCCTTATGGTGCTTTTCGCGCAGGATTAATGCACATCCATTTATGTTTACCTCCAAATTCTTTTCCTAAAAACCGTCCGCAGCCTGACAGAGTATGCAGGAAAGGTGATCCTGAAAATGACGCCTGTCTCGTCTATGTTCAAGGTGAACTTTACGAAAACAATTACTCTTTGATTGCGATTATGCATCCGGATGCACACGAGAAAGCTCGACAGGCGGATATTATGAGTTACCTTGCCAGGGTGGCGCAGGATTTTAGAGATAATAACTAACCATCACTTCGATACTCTCGCTAGCATATAACAATCAATCTCTTGCTTCCCTTTACCCTCCATCCTCGCTAGGATTTATCTCACTTGTTACTGATGGGGATAGGGATATGAAGAGGCTGTTTTGTGTTGCCGCGGCTGTGCTTTTTATTGCTGGCTGCAAGCCTTCAGATAGCCAAGTTATAAAGGTTGGTCAAGCCAAGTTAGTAGAAGACCTTAAAGACCCTGAAAGCGCTCAGTTTAAGGGTATGTTCTTTCATCCAGATGCCAAAAATTCCGGGTCGGTTGCAAGCGGATACGTATGCGGCGAGATAAATGGCAAGAATTCTTTTGGCGGCTATGTTGGATTTAAGCGTGTTTACGTGCATGTAAAGGCTGAGCCAAGGTGGTACATACCTGTTTTAGGCATTTCTTACTCTGTATCGGACCCTTTCATCGTTGATGAGGGGGATGGCCTTCAGACCACTATTGATAAATTAAACATGTATGTCAGTAGGTGTGAGAAATGATCACTTTATCGTCCAAAGATGTTGATCCGATAGGTTCAGAGATGGTGGCAAGATATGAGAAGGCCATGTCAATGAAGGCGGAGGGGAAGGATGCTGAAGTGGAAAAACTTTTGCTTCCCTCGGTTGAGCCCCCGTCTATATATCATGGGCACTATCGTGAGTTATTCATCGTTTGGAGAAAGGAAATAAGGAAAGCTTCAAAAGCTTGTGACCATCAAAAGGTTGTACAAATTTTAACGCGCATGCTCTTGTTGAATACCGAAATGATTATGGAAATGTCGAGATATTGGTCTTTAATTCATGGTGTTGAAAGAACTCCTGAGTATTTCCGATCATATAGTAAGGTTAACAAAACAGATGTCGCAATGCTTAAAAAGCATGCTTTGAGAGCTGGCGATAACTCAGCTTTAGATGCCGCAGAGAATTATCATTTCATCAAATAGAACGAAATCAATTTTGACGATGCCTCGCTTATGCGGGGCTTTTTTATGTCCGGAGCAAATATGGCCGAACAACAGTCACGTCTTGCGATCATCATCGATAGTACTGGCGCCCAGCGCAATGCAGAGGGCTTAGCTGGCGCCCTGAGCAGAATGACACAGGCCGGACAGAAGGCAGCGGATAGCGCCGGAAAGACGGCAAAAGCTACCGAGCAGGAGTCAAAGTCGCTCGCTGATTTGCTGGATAAAATTGACCCAGTAAACGCCGCGCTCAACCGCCTGGATGACCAGCAGCGGCAGCTTGCTAAATTTCAGGCCAAGGGCTTCATTGATACCGATACATTCAGTGAATATTCCAAGAAAATTGAGGAGACGCGAAACAGACTCACTGGGTTCTCAGAAACTGTCGGCAAGGCCGGTGTTTCATCCCGACAAGCAGCCTATCAGATGCGCATGATTCCCGCACAGATGACAGACATAGCAGTAAGTCTGGCAGGAGGCCAAAGCCCTTTCATGGTGCTTTTACAGCAGGGCGGACAGCTTAAGGATATGTTCGGTGGTATTGGACCTGCTGCGCGAGCGGTAGGGATGTATGTTACTGGCTTAATAAATCCATTTACCTTAGCAGCGGCAGCCGTAGGAACACTTGGTGTAGCGTATTATCAAGGTTCAGAAGAGCAAGAACGGTTTTATCAAAACCTTGCATTAACGGGAAATATAGCTGGAAAAACCGCCGGACAGCTATCTGATATGGCAAATCAAATAGCACACAGCACCGGCTCAACCACAGGTAAAGCCGCGGAAGTCTTGGATCAGGTTGTTGCTAGCGGAAAAATTGCTGGCGACTCTCTCCAGACTGTTACAGCTGCCGTTGTGAATATGAGTAAGGCTACCGGACAATCAACAGAGCAGTTTGTTTCGGACTTTGAAAAGATTGCTGGCAGTCCGCTTGACGCCCTCACAAGATTAAATGAGAAATATCATTTCCTTACTCTTGAAACTTACAGGAGAGTAAAGAGCCTTCAGGATGAAGGAAACGAGCAAGAGGCGTCTCGAGTAGCCATG